CCCCCTTTCGGTTTTATGGCAATCGGGTATCTTTACCCGGGCACTATAGGTTTCTTTCTAACGGCATCTGCCCACGGAACAGTAAACTTTAACTGTCCATTGTAAGCATCAACGTCAGTTGTTGTTTTCAATAGATTGGTTATAATACGAGAGGATCTCATACTTTGGACTATAAGAACGTCGCGATGACGTGTATAGAACCCATCGTCTGAAAGAGGTATATCTACTTTTCCGATAAGGGTCCTCAGTTCTTTAGGCTGAGTGCCCATACCGTAATCGTAGAGCTGGTCGTAGCTTTTTAAATAAATTTCTTCAGCTCGACCATATACTTGTAGGAACGGAACTGCCTCGATTAAATCAAAGCAGTCTGCTCCTCCATCCCTTAGAGAAGTGATGTACATTACCATTTCGGTAGCGAGGTCTCCCAAGCTACCTTTAGTATTTTTACTCACTATCCTTTCTCGAGATTCTAGGTACAAAGTTTGAACAACTTTAACCGTTAACCACTGTGCAAACAGTGTTCTATTAACTGGTTTAAGCCATTTACGCTTTGCGCCCGGGAACGAGGATTTTACGTAAGCAGAAATTGCATTACCTAATGATCCATTCCCTTGTAGAACCTTAAGAAAAGATATCACTAGCTCAAGTGTTGGTTTATAGTTTAAGAATTTCTTCTTAGACCATAAAAGAACATTGAGATAGTACTTCTCTAAACTGGATATCAAATCAGATTCCCATCTCTTATATGCGAACTCTTGAATGATGATGCTACAACTAGCAATAGTTTCACATCGCCGTTCATAGAGTGCACTTAAAGGAAACGGGGACACATTAAGCCCGTGGAGACGAATTTGTTTTGCAAATTCGAATCCATTAGGACTTGTATGTGTTTTCGAATGTTGAATTTCAACATCCCATTCGATCAAGAGTTTCTTATAGTTACTAGCCAATGTATCGTTAGCGATAACAATATCATCACCTAGTAACATATAACGAGATCTCTTCCATCGTAGGTTAGACATTTTACATGCTTTCCATACGAGGAAGTGATGCACTAAAGCAGAAGAATTAAATGACGAGTAGAGACCCATCGGATTACCAGTTGCATAAGTTACCTTATGCCCCTTATAATCAAATGGTTCTCCAACCATCAAATATTTCCATGCCTTAGCGAACTCCTCACCAAACCAAACTTTTAATAAAGTATAGTTAAGATCTATAGGCAATCTATCAGTAAAGGACTTTAAGTCAATACTATGATAGTTATTACCTATACTCTTTTCTATACTATAGAAAAGTTTTATCTGATCGGATGTACAGTCTTGGTTAATATTGGAAAGTATCTTAGTAAGATAATTATGCAATGGTTGCAAAGCAACTTGTGTATAATAATCTCCTATAGCTACCTCTCTAATTTTTCCTTCTTTATCTAAGATTTTCACAATCTTTCGAGTAAGCGGCACTCCCTTGCGGGAATGACGTGAATCGAAGAATTGGGGAACTCTTTTATAAAGAGAAGAAAACTTATCAATGAGCTCAGATAACTTGTCTCCAGAGATTGTCTTGATAGACTCTCTCTGCGTTTTAGATAATGTCATACCATCTAAAAATGAACTCCAAAGTGCATGCCCATTTGGACCACTTTTAGATGTCATATGAAATTCTTTAAAACGTAAAGACTTCGGTATCTGACCTAAGTGATTAAGATTAACACCAATTTCCTTCAAGAAGTGAGGTACCTCTGACTCAATTTCGTAGAGATTACCGGAATAACCGGGCCCTTTTGTAATTGAATCAAGAGATACTTCGCCTTCTAACCTTATAAATCGTGTGATATAGAGTGAGGTAAGGATCAGCCTAATTAAAGGGTAACTCCTACTCTCTTCTATTCTCCGAATTATAGGGATGAAGAATTTTGGTAACCATAACTTTTCCTGACATTTAAAATTCACTGGATCTATGCTAAGCATGATCTTCGTAAATTTTAAACGCAGATCTTTAACATATTTAATACACTGAGTTTTACCTCGTGTATCTAATATAGTAAAGATTTTACTAGCAACCTGAAGCGCTATAGTGGTATCCTGATAGTTTAATTTTAAACTATTTGCGAACCACCTTAATGTAGATAAGATGAATTCATCTGGCTTTCGCCATTTGTTTTTATTCTTTTTCTTCATCAGCTTTGGGTCTCCATATAGCAGACGAATCTGGCATAGGTTGGTAGCCTATGCAGTTACTCCGTTTTAACACGGG